CCAAGTATAAGAAGCCGCGCGCGCCGCGTCAATCCTATTGACACAGATTCATGATGCGCTATAATGCCTCCTTGTTGTGCGGGGTAGAGCAGTGGCAGCTCGTCGGGCTCATAACCCGGAGGTCGTGCGTTCGAATCGCACCCCCGCGACTCTCTGAGAAGCCCCAGAAATGGGGCTTTTTCTTATCAACCGACCCTTAAACCGACCCTGATTGGTTGAAATTAAATGAAAAAGTGCGCACACTGTAAGGAAATTAAGCCCCTTACAGAGTTCGCTTACTCCAACAAACTTTTAAAAACACACCAAAAACATTGTCGCGATTGCATGCGTGAGTTTAACCGTGCCAGCTACAAACGCCGCTCAGACGACACTAAAGAAAGAATCAGATTAGAAAGACAACGCAAAGTTGATGAGGCAAGACAGTTCATCTGGGACTATCTATCAACCCACCCTTGCGTCGATTGTGGCGAGTCCGATCCAGTTGTCCTAGAATTTGATCACATCAAGGGCAAGAAACGAATCTCTATCGCTGATATGCCAAGAGGTGGGTATTCTATAGAATCAATTGCGGCCGAAATTGGGAAAACTGTTGTACGCTGTGCCAACTGTCATCGAAGGAAGACATCTGAGGAAAAAGGTTGGTTTAGGGGTTAACCCTTTAGAGCTCTGGCGTGTTTCTCGTAGACTTCCTTTGAAATTTGCAGTTTCGTTCCCTCCTGTAGTCGATAATAGGTGCGCTTCTTCATCGTCACCGATTGGATGTGTGGGATCGATATAGCTCGATCTTTGAACCACACTATTCCCCGTTGTCCCGAAGTCGAAGCTGCTTTTAATATCTCTACCTCCTTGGAAGTCAACTCGGTTTTTTCGTTTCCTACATTTACGATCCAAATCTCCTCACAAGTTACTTGCATCGATTCCTCGCTTGTTGCCATCGGCCTCCTTCCTAAGTTTCATAGCATCGCTCTTTACCCAGTTGCGGAGTGTTGCATACCAGTTCTTTTTCTGCCGGCCTGTTGATTCATGCCAGTTGATCATGTCATCGTACTTCGATCTGACAAAGGCGATGGGAACACAATAAAACCCTGCTATTTGCGTAAATTCGTTTTCCCCTAAACTCTTGATTGAACCGTAGCCCTTAGAGAGGGTATTAGTCTTCTTAAGTGTATTAGTCTTCTTAGTGTGCAGCTCCTGCACATGGATGGTGTCGTCATCTGCACATGGATAGTCACCATGTGCATCTCTTGCACTTGGATAGTCTTTCCACTCTGTTTTATCTAGCAAAGTGTATATATTCCGCAACCACTCTCCCTTGGAGTTCCGTTCCCTTTCGATTTCTATTATGTTCCATTCTTCTAAGATTTTGATCTTATCAATAACAGTTCTTCGGCCCATTCCGGTTTCTTTTGCAATTAGACTCTGAGCGGGGAAGGCTGTTTGAGAGTTATCGGCGTGGCGACAAAGGGAGAGGTAGACTGCTGTGGCGTGGACTCCGAGTTTTCTGGCATATCCATTGAGATAGATATTGTCTACTATGAAGTAGCCTTTGTTGCGTTTATCCCGCACCTTTGAAGGTCTTTGCATACTTCAAATTGACATATTTTTGACAGTCTGTCAACAAGTAATTTAATCCCGCTTCTGGAAGCTAGTAACTACCCGAAACTAGCCTCCAAAGTCGTTATTAAAATTCACTCGCAAACTTCTCTGTTCTCCTCAAGACAATTTCTGATAGGTGGTCTTCCAAGAAACAAGACATTACATAGATGAGGTATTTCGGATCGGTGGATGACAAGCTCACATTGATGCCATCATCATAATTCACTCTAACCGCGTGTTTTTCTTTCAGCGTTGAACTAAGAGGATGAAGATATTTCTCTATTTGATTGAATAGGGTATGGACATTTGCACGAGTCTTGCCATTATTGCGACCAGTGATAGAGAACATCCACTTATCTTTGTTGGTCTTAGGCACTGTGATTGATATGTATTTCATTCCATAAAAAAAGGGAACCGCCGTTGGAACCGATTCCCTTTACGAATATTCTAGTGTTTCCAACAGTCTAATGTCAATCTACCAAAATCTCCTCGGGTATGTCAATAACCCTTTCCATCTGGTGTACGTGTCTTGCCAATGCGCCAACTGAGGTTGCTGCTGCAAAGAGCCAATCATCCAAGTAGGGTTGACCTGCCTCAGTTTTACGCAAGATATCCCGTTTGGTTGCTGTTGCCCAAGCATACATAAAGCCAAAATAGGCAACAGACAGTTCACGTTCCTTTAGACTATCTTGGCAACGCAGCGATTCGTCTGCTAATTCATCCAGTATGTAGACTACTCTCTCTAAGTTTTCCATCGTCATTCTCCTATAACTAAACTAGACTTTTCTATAGCGTCTTGCTGTTGGGCCTCAGGGATTGTGACAGTTCGATATGTGTCTAGTGTTCTCAAGATTTCATCGAAGTCGATGGGCTTCCCAAGTTTCTTCTGATGGGCGATGAGGTAAAGCCAATCCTCTGCAAAGTAAATCAAGAGGTCTAGTTGGTAGGCTGTCGAGGGTTGTTCATCTGGATTGTGTTCAAAATCCTGAGCCCATTTCTTTGCATAGTTCAGTGATCCAATGACATTCTGTTTTTCATCTTGTTCCAAACTCCACATGGTTATTCTCCTATAGCTACTCTCCAACTTTCGGGATCAAACAGATTCTTTTTGGTCACCTCCTCCTCAACCTCGATAAATGCAGGTGAGTCATAATAGTATTTGGGTGCTACTCGCTCTTGCGCCCTCTCGACTAACTTAGTTAAGTAGACCCCAGCCATGATCTGGCGCTCCTTGGGGGAGCTGTCAAACTGCCAGCTTTCAATCGAGAATGGTGGCATATCCTCAATAGAAATATCGCGATCTAACATGAAGAACCGCCCTTGTCGTTCCTCGGCGCACACACTTACACAAGCGCCTGTATGGGCGTTTATGCAAAGATTTCGACACCAGAGGGGTGGTATGTACGTTTTCAGCTCTTCCATGTCTTAGATCTCATCTTACGCGCCCGCGGCCATGCTCTCAATGCACGGCCAGACTAGAAAAGAAAGTCCAGCCGTGTCATCTACGGTCTTCGTCCGACAAACAGGCTCTTTTCCATTTCTTCTACCTGCGGAGCGATCCACAGTTCCCGTCCACACTTTTGGCAGACATACTTCTGTACCACTTTCAGTGGCAAGCTATATGTATCCAGATAGTGCTTCACTTTGTCGGGCTTGTCCTTTGTGGGTGGTACTTTGACCATCGGATTTCCATCCGAGATGCAAGTTGGAATCCATCCACCTTTTGGCTTTGCCTTGATGACAAAACGGTCAAGAAGAAACACCAAGATTCCGAACATCAGAACCAAAACTGCAAACAACATTGGCTATCACCTTCCTTTCTAATCTGACCTACTCCACGTCAGACGTGGGCTAATCGGGTACGATACTCCTGTCCCGTAATAGCTACTTGGATATACCGAGCTTATCCTTGGGGTCGTCGAGGTTTCGATTGTTGACAATCCGCAATGCATCTTTGACATGAACCGCTCGACCATTCTTTAAAAGCTGCTCCTTAAGCTCGACCATTTGAAATACATCCAGCTCGGCTCGCTCGACAAATGTGGTTTCATGCACATAGGCGATACAGCCCTCTTTCTCTTGTTCGTTGACATATCGCCGCATCAACATCCTTCGTTTGCCAAGATTCTGTATCCAGTTGGCCTCTTGGAGATACTGACCCCGATCTCCTTCGGCCGTTGGGTTTGTTCCTTCCTTTGGCGCGTCAAACTTGACCCTAGTTGTTTCGTACTTGAACATCTGCTGGGCAAGCTTGTAAGCATCGTCAAGGTTGTCCATCTGGAAGGTTATGAGATTGCCAAGATTCCAATACTGCTTCATCAAGGTGTCTTCTAGCTGCCAGAAGGCTTGAAGGATGATCACCGGCATGAGTTTTCGTGATCGGAAGTAAGTCGAGATCTGTCCAAGGGACTTCGCCATTCCCTTAATTTCAAACAGCTTGTACACCTCATCAATCACCAACAAGACCGGCTTGTCTTTGGGGTTATGCGGTATGCGTTGATTAATCACAGCTCGAAGTGAGGCGAACTCATCCCAGAATGTCCAAGCCTGTGCTTCATCTTGGTTGGCTAGTTTCTCGCCACTAATGATGTAGATAAGCCCCTTCTCGATGATCTCGTTGTAACTTACCCCCGGTCGCGGATATCCATACTTGGCTCGTAAGGGATCTGTTTCAATAACCTCCAAGGCGGTGATAAGCGACCCGATGCGCGATTCTCGTGCAGGTTGTGACAGATTCTTGAGTAGTTCCGCTTCAAGATACCACTTGGCGCTTGGCGCTTTCTTTCCATATTCCTCGATGGCTTTCTCCAGAAGTCCGCCCTCATAAGTATCGATGAGCAGTTTCTTGGCCTCCGTGATCTGCCATGATTCACCTACGTCATCGGTGATCTCAAATATCAGCCTAAACAGTTCGGGTGCGGTCGTCGAGATAGCTGTTGCCATTGTCGGGTTACGTTCCATCTTTTCGTGGTTCAGCTCTTTTAATATTCCGACAGCCTTTTGGACCAGTTCCTCTTTGGTCAGTCCATAATCAGAATGAAACATCGGTTTAGGCACTACCCAATTTGGGTGACCTGGCATATCAAGAACAACCCTACTTCGTATACGCGCCCTCTCCTCAGGGGGCAGCCCTTCCATAGTCAGTAGAATTTCATTGGTCAAAGATCCCGAAGCATCAAATACGACAACTGGTCGGGTCGGATACGTTCGGGCGTAGGTCATGATCATGTGGGCGGTTGTAGTGGTTTTGCCTGTTCCGGGGTTACCCGATATCCCTAGTCCCCGAGTAAGTGAATCAAAGTAGACCATGTCGTCTTTGACCTCTTTGACATCAGGGAAGTCAGGATGATTTGGTTCTCGTCCCCCAAGCAATAGATCAACTAGATCATGTAAATTAAGCATAGAGATTCACCTTTTCACCTCGCCATGTATAGATTGGCTTACTAAGCTGCTCTCCCGTAGGTGTTGAATAGAACATCCGGCTGTCGCAGAAGAAGAAGTCGTTTCGCTCATACCGCGCTGCCAGTTTGTCTACCTCCCATTCAGGAGCTTCAATCACATAGACCAATATCGGCTTTGCCGACAACTCACGCTCAAACTTCCCCATCCCTTCCTTGTACGCCTGTAGCTTCTTCTCGATCAGTTTCTTTCGCTTGAAGTTATTAGCCGTTGAATACTCGAACAAAATAGCCACCTCTCCATAGCGCACCGCAAACTCTGGAACTGGCTTGAATCGCTTCGCTCGAAATTCTCTCTCGCTTACGTAGTCCCCGACCTTTGACTCATGGAATCTCAACAGCGCGTCCGTACAGTACAGTCCATGCGTAATCGAGTAGTCATCTACCTTCTGGCTCCCTACCACGCTATAGAATAATTTGTTGCCGTATCCTCGGACTTTTCGTGCCTTTAGCTTCCTCTTTTCGACCAGTCTTTTCAGTGAATACTCCACCCCTCCCACTCGTTTCTTATCAGGTGCGATAGCACGAACAAAATCCTCCATAGAGGCCCAATGAAAAAAATATGCCCAATCAAAAACAATCTTCTGGTTAACTGTAAGTGCTTTCATCAGAGTATTTATGCTGGAGAGTGAGCAGATCCTCCACCCACTCTCCAAACATCTTATCATCTAGAAAATCAGCCAAAACAACCAAACCGTGATGTGGGACAGAACTACAAATCCCACCAAGAACTGAATGAAAGCCACCGCACACAAGATGTAGTAGGTGACTCGCTCCCACCGCGTAGGTATCCATCCTTTGTCAATTGCCTGCTGCGTCCATTCACTGGCGAAGAAATCAACCGCACGAGGTAGGCTGATCAATACTGTGACCAGTGCCAAGACCATCATGCGGAAAATAGCCACCGCCATTCGAGCGACTACAGGCGATACGATACGAACCAAATACAGAACTATCCGAATGATTCGTCCCATGCACACACCTCCACCCACGATCCATCCTCAACCACCACGATGAGGGCAGGATCAATCAACACTGCCGTTACTACCAATAAGGGGATAGCCACCACCACCGAAAGGGCAGCGACCACCATTGCAACGACTGCACCGAGCAGCCCGATCAGACCAGCCTTCACAACCGTATAGTCGCGCTGTGTCTGGCGATCCTTTTTCGGGGCCATCAGAGTGAGTGGGGCTTCGTGCGCTACGATCATCCCCTTGATGGGGACTCCAGCGTTTTGCAACAGCTCCACACGGCGCAAGGCTTCCTGTGGAATCACAGACGTGTCTTGCTCGATGGGGACGTACCACCACTCATCGTGGTACACTGGCTCGGTGAGTACCCCACGTCCTTCAAGGGCGCGGAAGGTCACACGGTTCTTGCGACCCACCTCAACTGCTAACTTCGCTTGTTCCGACTTCACTAACTTCATGCTTTGCCTCCATAGCTTTTTAAAATACAATCGGATACCTAACGTAAGTGTCACACGTTAAATAAATTTAAGAGTTTCGAGTTTTTTACACTTTCGGGGGTGTAGGATTTAATGAGTGCCGAAGAAATTAAAGCCCGAATTAATCTCCTCACAGACACGGAAAGAGAGGTTTTACGGGTAGTTTTCGAGCATCCTGATCTCTCGGATAAGTCACTCTCGAAAGATAGGAGAGTTGGACTCCACTATCTCGACCACAGTTCCAGCACAATACGAAACATAAAAGCTGAGGCCTTCGCTTGTATGAGGCCGTTCACTCAAGATCAGTTTGCCCCTTACATACTTGGGACTGTGGTTGAGGAACCCGAACCAGAACCAATTCCTGAACCCGAGCCTGAAGAAGTACCCGAGCCTGATCCTGACCCCGAAGAAGAACCCCAAGAACAAACAGAAGAAGAACCGACCCCGATTCCTACAATCATCGAGGGTGTTAGCGATCTGCCCCCTCAACCGCCAATCAGAGATCAACGCCACCACACACTACCGATACTGATAGGTACTATTCTTTTAGGTCTACTGGGGATTGCGATTTGGCAATTCATAGGCAGACAGAATCTTCAACAAAGGATAGACAACATCATCCCTGAAGTTGTTGAAGTTCCGGTTGTCACTGAGGTTCCAGTTACGGTGGTTGTGACGCAGCAAGTCGAGAGGGAAGTGACCAGAGTAGTTGAGATGATTCAGACTGTACCAGTAGAGGTGACTTCACTTGTTGCGGCCGTCACTGAAGTACCAGTAACAGTCGAGGTGACTAGCGCTCCCCCTACTACTACGCCAACGCCAGAAGCCACGCCCTTTCCCCCTGACTTTATCATCTCAGAGGATTTCGACGACCTTGAAATTGATCCGCTCCTGAACCCGAGTGGGGATTACTCAATCGTCAATGGATTACTGCACGGCCCATTCACTTTTAAGGTAGGTGATGAGTCATGGCGTAATTACACAATCACGTTCTTTGTTAGTGGGAGCGTCCAATACGACTGGAGATTGCGTGTGAGAGAAAACGATACAAGCTATCTTGAATACCACGAAGATGGGGGTGGTGGGGGTTGGTCGTATGTGAGCGGTAGCAGTTCTGGTTCAATACCAGATTCAAATCCTGTTTGGGTCGGTGACGTTGAGGTAATTGTGGAGGATGGACGGATAATGCATGTAGAAAGAGGAAGAATCGTTTTTGCCAACACCTACTCCGATAATGGCGGGATCAGCTTCACAATGAACGGCCACTCTACGTTTGACAATCTCGTCATCACACGCAACGATTAGAGCAAGGCTTTCAGCAAAGCAACTGCTGTGTCAATGCTTTTAAAGTGCTCCATTCTTCGCTCATTGGGATAGAGCATAATAGCGTGTCCGGGTCTACCACTACTGCCTGAGATCCCACGTTTTCTAGCCCAAGGGTCAACCTCCTTGTACGTTCCGCCAATTACCCCGATTCGGTCTTTACCTCCCTTTTCAAAGTGAAGCGCTTCCGATTGATGCGTGTGGCCGAGAAAGATAATGTCCGCCTGTGGGTATTCAAAATCCATGAACCGCTTACAAGCATTGGTCGGGTTTAGCTTACTTGTTCCCCAATACATATGGGTCATGGCTAGATCGTAAGTGACTCCCATCTTGATATGAAGTAGTCCACCAGTTGTAAATACTGGCGCTCTCAGTTGGCCCAAAAATGAATCGTACCAGTCTTGCCCTGCTCGGCCTCCGAAGTCATTGTGATTACCAAAGCCCATTGCACCTATCTTGCCTTTTTCATCTAAGGGTTTGACTTTCTCAAACCAAGCTCTTGATACCTGTTGAGGTGGTATGGGGTTCTCCATCATGGCAGAAGCCCACTTGCCCGTGGCGTTGAAGTTGTCGGTATCATCGCCGTTTATGACCACATAGGTATTTGGCGTGTTTTCGACTAAATCGAAGTGCTGGTTTATCAGGTTGACATCAACGAATATGGATCCGTAGTGGGGGTCGGTCATTAAGAGTATGAGGATAGGTTTGTCTGGGTGATCGAGTCTGGGGGTGAAAGTGGCCTCGATCTGGCCTATGTCAAAATCAGTTAGAAAGTCTTGGGTGTCGTTTAGTATCTCGTCTACTTGGCTTGGGTTCCAAGGTCTGTCTTTTTTATCAGGGTAGATTCTATCCAATTAAATAGTCGTTTTTGCCCATAAACTTGCTCCAAATGATATAATGGAAAGGTGCGTACAGGAGGGGTAGTTGACTGGACTCAGCTTGAAACCCCTCCTTTTTTTATTTGGTCTTGTTCGGAACTGCGTACACCAATCCTGATGTCACTACCAATGTAAGCGCCTCCGATATAGACATATCGTTAGTGATCCCTACTCTGGCTAACAATCCAAGCACTACAGCTACAACCAAAGGTACAATGGCTTTGTTGTATGGTGCTACGTGTTCTGATAAAAGATTCTTCATAGATGATCACCTCCGCCCGCTTTTGGTAACTCTCCTCATATGGCTTTTCTTGACCCGATCATCGCCTTTTTGTCGGACATCTAGGTCAGTTGGTAAGTAGACCTCGAGCTGATTGGGGAAGTTGTTTCCGTCTGGCACGACTCTCATACTCACCGTGTCTAGTATCTCTCTGGGAGTTGCCGGCCGTCGTCCGAATACATCCTCCTCGTCCCTTTGGGGGTAGGTGTCTAGTAGTTTCTTTTGTAGTTCATTCATGCCCTCAATACATAGATAGTTGTGGTGATCCACAGGAGCCACATACCTCTAGTTATCATATAGAAAGCCACTTCATCTTTCTTGGGTGCTTTAAAAAAATACAACTTAATCATCTTGATCCACAATAGCAGTTCCCTGCTAGTTTTCTCAACCGCCACTTCTAACTTCACCTCAAGTGGGTATTTGGGTTTCGTCATAAGACTACTTTTCAGACCTGCTAAGAAATACAGCTAGGCTGAAAAGAGAATTAGCCAACCTACCCTTGATAGAGCTTGGCGGTAATACGATACGTTTCTCAACTACTCTCTCAACTGGAACTTCCTTCTCAATCTCGATGATTGTTGGGGGCTGGTTCTCGCATACCTTTAACCTACGTTGTAGATCATCAATGTCGCGCTTCTGATCTCTTAGAATGCTTCTAAGAGCCTGTAGCTCAACGTTTCCAAAGGGATCGCCTACTGGGATAATAGTTTTGTCTTTGAACTCAATCGGGGCTTGCGTATTTTCTTCGAACTTTTTGGGCCTGAGCCATCCGAGTACGTGGTCATAATTCCTACGTTGTACGTGGGCGCTTGTACCCAGCGGGTTATTCTGCTCGAAACACATGAAGGTGCTTGTTGTACCACCACTGAGAGCAATGGCGATGTGTCCTGCTGGTCCATATCCGCTACTCCAAACTACCAGATCGCCATCTTCAGGGATCGCGTTGGGGGTGTTGGGAATCAGATCGAAGTATTCTTTTGTAACTGGTTTGGGGTTAGTGTAGACCTGAAAGGCGTAGAGATTTTGGATTGTAGCTTTGGGATATCCGAGAGCGAATACCCATGTGTAGGCTAGATCCATACATTGATAGATTGCCTCTCTGTAGGATACCTCAACAAACTGTCCTTGGAGGTTCTCAACGAACTGGTTTAGTTTATCCCTCATAGATCAGTATAGCATTTCATTGACTCCTAAGTCCCATTAGTCCTAGTACACCCAAAACGATTGCGGTGATGACCGCTAACACCACCCTGCCAATATTGGAGGCAAGGTTTTCAACAGGCTTCAGTCTTTGATCTAGCTCTTGTTTGGTGACATAGGTGTGATCTATTTTGGTGTTCAAGTCCCTTATCGAGTCTTTGATCTCACTAATGTCATTCTCGATATTTGTTATCTGGTTCGCCATGATTCCGAGCTTTATTTCGTTCTTTTGTCCTGTTGATTGATTTGGCATGTCATCCGACTTTTTTCATTGTAGCATTTTTCAATTATCGATTTTTGTCTTATTGGTTCAGTTGTCTGAGTTATCAATTTTAGAACTTGATGTCCAGTTTTGGGAATCATCAATTTTGGTCTGGGGAGTCCAATTGTCCGAATCATCGATCTTCTGCATTAGCGCCCACGTCTTTATGACATCTGGTGTGGGGATAGATACACCAAAGTTAATCAAGACCGGAGAGACAAGAGCGTCAATCGAGAAACCTGCGGCCAACTCTGGAACTACGAATGTGATCACAGAAGAACTTGTAACGGCCGTGAAGCTCGTCCCTATTGCGGTAACAGAAGGAACAGTGAATGTTATGCCAACTGGGGATACGGCCGCATTCGCTATTACACTTGCCGTCAGAGCAGGAACTGCAAATGTGATTGCTACAGGTGACACTTGTGCATTGAATATGCCTTCAAAGGTTGCGGTTGTTGCGGGGACTGTAAAAGTGCTTGATATCGGAGCTACCCCCGCTGTCTCTACCTGAATATATGTAGCATTAACCGCTGGTACTATATATGTAGTGGCAACGGGTGCTACATCAGCGTCTAGTACTGCTTCATAGGTGGCTGATGTGGATGGTACTGAGAACGTGCTTGAGATTGGGGCGACACTGGCTGTTGCTATCTGTATGTAAGATGCGGTTGTTGAAGGAACTGTGAAATTGGCGACAACTGGAGAAACACTAGCCGTCTCGTCAAAGGAAAAAGGAATCTCAGTCGAATATGTCGGGCTTGCAGGGGAGAAGCTCAGATCGTTTCCGTTAGAGGTTTCGTCAGCAAGACTGGTGTTAAACTTCCAATAACCGACAAGTCCTGCTTCGTCACCATTGAGCTCAGTATCACGGTTGTCATCTATTTCCCCTGATGTTCTGACGTCACTCCAGACTCTTACGTCGTCGATCTTGCCATCAAAGAAGTCCGTACCTTCTCGTGCCATACCGATAGCAAAATCTACCGTGCTGTCCTTGATATCGGAGATGTTGTTGTCGACAATTACAGTACCGTTCCCTTGGCTTACTCCGACTATGAACAATTCAAATTCCGAGGCGGTAGCCTGCGATATATCAAATGTAAGTGCGAGGTGGAACCACGTTCCATCGGTTGCGGGTGTCCAGTTCCATCTGACAACATCTTGACTGCCTGCACTGTTGTAGACTTGTGCCTGAATCTTAAGTGTTCCTGCGTCGTTGTATAGTCCCCACTGAAAGGTTCTGTTCGAGCTGGATACTGCATATTTGGTAATAAGCGGCATCATCGTATCGCTCGATGGTGTGGACTCAAATTGGAACTGTCCTTCAAGTGTGAAGTCCCCTGTCGGGTTAAGATCTGTTTGATCTCCGTCGCTGATGTAAGCGTACTCGGAGTTACTTGCTTCCAGATCAAGAGAGCGAGGAGCTGGCTCACTGTACGTGGCTGTAGTAGATGGCACACTAAATGTAGTAGCTATAGGTGCTACACTGGCTGTCTCAACTTGCACATAGGCTGCCGTCAAAGCAGGAGGTGTGAAAGTAACTGATTGGGGTGCTACTGAGGCGCTTAGTACCGCATCGTAAGTGGCTGTTGTGGCTGGAACGGTATATGTGGTGCTGATTGGTGCTACGCCCGCTGAGAATGTCGCTAATGCAGCGATAGCAACTGCTGTGAATGTGGTTGCTATGGGAGATACTGAGGCTGTTTGTTCTGATTCGAAAGTTGCCGTGACTGATGGGACAGTGAAGGTAGTCGAGACAGGGGAGACTTCAGCTTCTTCTGTTCCCCCACTTGCTGTATAGGTGGCGTAGATGGAGTAGTCGTTAGTTGTAGCCCCTTCGCCCACTGGCGCTGTAGGTGTCGCATAACTATTGGGATTGGCTTGCCACCCCTGTTCCGCCGTACTATCGTAAGAGATACTCGCCGCAAAAGTCTCGAGGAATATCACCCACATTATATAGTCTGTAGAAGCGACGATCGACGGGCCTGTCGAATAATTTGCTGTATAGAGTACATCTGCACCTGTCCCAACTACATCGGCTGCATCAGTGACTCCATTGGTTTCTATAACATCTGCACCAGCATCTGTCAGTACCCCTTTGAAATTGGAAGTTTGCCCACTAAATTCGAGGAACCACACACTGGTCGAGTTAATAGTTCCATCTTCAGGAGCAGTTATTTTTAGTCCCCTGTAGACGTTATCACTCAAAGCAAACGCTGATGCACCATTGCTAGTCAGACCGAGTGTAGGATCAACCACCACTGGATAAACTGCCCTTTCAAGCCACTTCTGGTCTACGGTCACTGATAACAGCCCACTCGCCTCATCAATATTCAGCTCTGCCCACGTTTCTACTCCATTTGCATCAGTGACTTTCGGTCTGTAAATATGGAATGCTTTACCAGTTTTGTACTCCATCCCATCGGCTCGGTTCATTCCGCCTTTTATAGCGTGGTAGACTGCATATGAGCCGACCACATTTTCGGGTCTACTAGCACCTTCGTCTATTTCCTTTTGGGTAAGCGCTGGTTGATAATAGAAGTTGAGTCCCTTGGTCTGGATTGTGGCTGTTAGGACATTATTCTCTGGCTTCTTTGGAAGCACCCACTCAAACTCTAATCCACCATCTTCGCCTAATTCGCTGGGGTCAAGATCGTACTGATGTACTTCGTAGTCGGGGGTCTTGTACTTGATTAGCTTCCCCTCGGTTTCAACTACTGCGTCTGGGTGTTCTTGTGCACGCAGTGAGAAGTTCACTTCATTGTCCCATCTGCTTATCTTGGCTTGGGGTTTAAAATCAGGTTGTTTAGAATCGCCGATCTCCAGAGTGATGAGATCACGCGGATTGTCTTTTATATCCCTTGAGAGAGTATTTCCACTAGATTGAAATCTTGCTGAAATCTCGCTCGATAATCGTGTTGGTAGTTTGCTCATTGTTTTGTGTCGCCCATTTATGTTAAGATATTCTTATGGTACAAACCGTTTGCAAAACTTGTAATAGCGAATTTTCTACTTACCCTTGTCGGGTAAAAAATGGTTTTGCCAAATATTGCTCCAACCCATGTAAGAACAGAGCTATGATGGGTACTCATCGTGGACGTGAAATCCAAAAAGGTGAACATCTCTCTCCATCTACTGAATTTAAAAAAGGACAGAAGTCTCCCAATTTTAAAGGTGGACATAGAAGCAAAAGTGGATATCTGTGGATATGGAAACCGAAACACCACAGGGCTGGAAAATCTGGCTACGTTCTCAATTCCGTACTTGTAGCGGAAAAATCTATAAGCAGAAAACTTGCTGACGATGAACTGGTACACCACATTAACTGTGTCAAAAGCGACGACCGACCAGAAAATCTGAAAGTAATTAAAAAATCTGACCATATGAAAATACACAAATCCAGACTTGGAATGAAAAATAGCCCAGAGCATAAAAGGAAAATCAGTCTTAACCATAGACGTTATCAATCTCCAGAAACTAGAAAAAAGATCAGCGACACTATGAAACGACTTAAACTCTCTCCTCAACTGTATAAGTAGCCCTATACGGTCTTTGGGATTGCTCTTAACTTCTTGAATGAAGGTGTTATCTCGGACCTGATAGCGTTGCGAGACTTCTGGCGATTTTCTTGTCGGTATATCAGCCATCTAAATAAAAAAGCCAGCCTATCAATTCTGGCTGGCTACAATATCGAGCCTATCAACCGATAGGCATATCAACCTACTCAATCTTATGCACTTGCTCCCTGTATAATCCCTTCTGCATCCCAAGGTATATCGACCTGAGTTGCGGTAACAGGAATATCAGTGGTGAAGTCAATGAATGCTATGGGGATTGAATCAGTGTCATTTGTTACGTGTTTGTAAACCAATGCACCTTGAATTGCTCGTGTTGCATCTCCGCCCAATCCGGTGAATGAAGAATCGTTAGCATCAAATTCTGCTCTGTCATTGGTGTCGTCGATATTCACTGCCTCTGATGCTAAGGCGACTCGTGCGTATCCTGTTGAATCACATTCATCGAGAGTGCCAAATGCGTTCATTAGGTCAACATCAGCCTCTGTATCGGCCGTTGTATTAGTCATTAGAAGGGCAACACGGATATCGTGCGCGTTCAAATCAAGATCACCAGACATCATCTTAGCGATAGCGTTCTGATAGACGATTGAAGCCATTATTTGTTACCCCCTTTCTTACCCAGTCTAGATACCGGAAACCAAGTATTAACTCCACCACTCTTTGCCAAGACATAGGTGGCGTTCTTACCTGTCGGATTACCTTTTCTCTTTATCGGTTGGGTCTTTACGTCGAGGATGGTGAGCTTTTCACCATGAACTGTGGTTACTTTGTCACCTTTTTCGTATTTAGAAGCTGCCATAAGCGTCATAATGCTTACAACGCTTTACATAATGAGTATAACATACCCATAAAGGCTTGTGTCAACAGCAAAATACTGTTCTGCTATCAGACCGCTGATACTACTTTGCTACCTTCGACTATTGGTCTCCAAAGACATACGTAGTAGATGTTTCCTGCCGTGATGTTGGTCGTCCCCACTGTTTCGATGATATCTGCTCCGTTGGTTATGAGTTTCGGTCCAACTACATCCGCAAATGTAGCAGCTCTTACATCATCTACAGTTCCGTCAACCCAGATATCGCCTGCGGCAATATCAGTAGCGTCCGCCACTTGTGCCAGTAGTTCGGCCGTGTTGCCGGTCACTCCAACTTCAAGTGTCGCTGCTCCAACAAGGGTGGTCGTACAAACACCATAGAGCCTTACAAGCACATCTCCGGTGACATTAAACAGTGTCAATGGATCATTCGTGCCCCCATCATCTCCCCTAGCATTTGTTGTGCCACCTGCGAAGGCTGATGGTTCTGCCACTGCCACATAAAAGTCATCCAGTGATGGCAGTGGAACACCACCTCCATCTCGTGCTGGCGAATAGAATTTGTCTTCTAAATTATTACTACTCATAAACGTCACCTCCTTAACTATTCATCTTTGCCCCGCGTCGTCGAGGCAAAGTAGAGAGTCAAGAAAGCTAGGCTTCCTTAGTAACTACTCCGTTCGCTTGTGTTACCACCCATTGAGTTCCGTCGCAGAAAAGCTCAATGTAATTGCCAATAACACCTGCCAGTTGTACATACTTGCTTACAACAGCACTGCCATTGTAGTTGACCGCCTCACCTGCTTGTGGGTCTAGGCGGATAATCTGAGCTGCCAATGCGTGTGCTCTTACCACCTTACCCTTTGCATCGGCTACGGCCGGCAAGGTCAATACCTGTGTCCCCGCATCTCCTGCATTATCGAAAATGGTAGGAGTATCAAGGTCGGCCACTGTTATTGTGTAATCAGCAGTCTTTGTTGATACGGTTGCTGTTCTTGCATCAATGGTTGGATACGGAGGTATTAGTTTGCTATTCAAAGCATATACTCCGTCTATCAACCTACTCAAGTAATGTTTTACTTCTAAATTTTTCAGCATAATTGTGACTTTGTGTCTATAGTCGTCACCTCCTTTCGTGTGGAGCTTTTTGATGTAGCAGAAGCCCCGAAACTGCTAAGTAGAGTTGAGTTCAAAACCCTCTACTCAAGGTTCAATTAGAACGATAGTACGTTCTGGTTGAGTCGCACCATTAGGTCAGCTCCATCAGAGAATGTCTTGGTTCCAACTCCGATTATTCCTTTCGGAAGTTCGGCGAAACCTTTCTCCTTAGAATCGACCACTAGGTCAACAAACTGCAAAACCATGTCAACCGCACCTCGGATCATAAAGACCGCTTCTTGAGTTGCGCTTGTCCAAGTGTCAGTTGCATCAGTCAATGCTTCACTCACTGCTATATCTCCGTAACCTGTAACGGTTAGGGTATCAGCGGAGTTGCTGTTAACTGCGACCAATGACCTCTTTCGGCGCAGGATGAAGGATTGTCTTTCATCCATAGCTGTGTGTTCAGTACCTACAGTTCCACCTTGGTTTATCGCCAAAGCAAGATTTGCCCTAGATGTATCAACTGTCGATGAGTGGCGTAGTACGCCCACATTTCCAGCTGTGACATCGGCAAGGTCGTCTTGGAACTCAAATACCACTCCAGAGATGGTGATAGTGTCGCCATCTGAAGGGTTTGTTACCATGCTCAGAACACCAGTCCAAGGAAGGTTGTTGTTTTGTACAACAGTCCATCCTTGCCAAGGTCCTACAACACCGTTTGCCAGTACGGAATCACCAAGTCGGGTTTCACGATCGCTCTTTGCCCTTCGCAGTGTCGCCACTGTTCTAGGACCGAGAACCGCTGCCCTCATTGATGTCTCAAAAGGCGCGTCGAATGCACCGAGCTTCCCTTCTGCTTCCTCCAGAATATCAAGGATATTGGAACTGGAGACAGTTACAGGAGCACCCGTAATGCTGTGACCAGCATTGGTTATCTCGCTTAGATACTTTTGCTCAACGTGGTTCATAAGACCCTTTCGGATACTCATGAGCGAGTGAGACATAAGATCGTAAGGAGTTTGTTTGCTCTCGGTGATGTCGATATCTTCAGCAGCATACTTGAACGTATCTACCTCAAGAGTTTGTTTAGTAGCACTCTTTGATTCAAACGTAATGTCTGAATGAGGCGTGTAAGTCCCTATCTGCGGATGAGACAATATCGGCCTGTGAGCTTTTCTTCCGTCTGTGCGGATCAGATCTTCGAGCGATTGGTTTGCCAAATATACAGCGGTATTAGCCGTGTAGAGATCAGCTTGCAAATCACCCCAAAATTCTGCTTTTGTGTCAGTCATGTTTACTATCACCCCCTTTCATTCAAATTAAGTTTTAAGAGAGTGTCGGGGATCAATTTTGTGAAGATAGATGCTTTTGTCTTGCCGCTTTTGCCTCGTTCCAAGCCTCGACGTCTATGTTGCCGTCTGAGGTCTTAAAGTCCTCTGGATCAAGCGGTTTACTTGGATCTACATTCGACACAAATGAACCCTTCTTTGAGCGTTTAGGAGTTGCCGCCTGTATGCGTTGCTCCCTTTCAATTTCCTCTCTCCTTGATTGGATGTAAGGTAATTGCGCTGCCTCCCTTACGGAAATTCCTTTCAATCTAGCTAGGTCTTTGACTTCTGCCTTGAGATCATCCGAAAGATCAAGAGTTTCAAGCTCTCTCGCTTCCAGTCGCTCTGTCAGCTTCTGGTCAACTAACTTGTCAATATCAGGTATTTCCTGTTTGTTGGGTTTTTCCCCACCCTCAGGTTTTTCCTTTGGTTTTTCGAAAGTCTGGTACTTTTCCCTCCAGCTTATCTTTTGCTTGATTGCTCCGGATAGCTTTTCACGGTTGGCTTTTTCCCGTTCGACAATTTTGTCTAAGAGTTCTCCTTGCTCATCTGGATCGAGTCCAAACTTTTCTGCAAGATCTTCTCTTAACTCCTCGTCTTTGACTTCCTGTTGTGCCTCCTCTTCAAGCGTTGCTTCCTCGGGTGACACTTCGAGGTTTTGGTTTTTTGTGTCGTCGTCCATAGGACTAATATTTGGTTGTCAGTGGCCTTTGGCCGAATCTGGCAACTGGGTAAGAGGAAAAGAAGAAAAGCGTTGTGAGTAAACCTCTTTTCCTCTAACCGGATTGTCAGAGTCATCACAACACTTTAGTTTGGCTATTTTAAAGATACTCAGGCAGATTCCACTCTGGCTTGATATCCCTTTTTGTTTGCGAATCCTTGGGCAAGCTCGACGAAATCTTTGCCATGAGCTTCTGGGGTGTATGTTCTAACTACGCGGTCACCGTCGAGGATAGTTACAGCAGTGGGCGTGGCTTTCTCCACTGGTTTGGTTGAGGCTTTCTTAGCTTTCGCCATATTGACATAATAATAGAGGTCGGATAATAGACTTGTCAAGTGTCAGAATCCGAAACTCTTTTTGACCTGTTTGGCGCGTAGCTTTCGCTCTCTCCTTAACTTTTCGCGTGGGTCTGGATTCTGGGCCTTCTTTATCGCGCCCTCAAGCCAGCGCTTGATCTGTTCCTTTGTTGCTTCGTTATTGAGCTTGGGCTGCGTCATAGGACACGAAGATACACTGCTTCAATATCCTTTCTTGTAAGTTCATTTGGTAGTTCGTACTCTTTCTGTCCAGTAGTCGCGTCAAAGATCACCTCGAAATGTTCTAGCTTGGTACTCAAGATCAAAAAAGCACCTGCAACATCGCGTTTAGGTGCTTCTGATAAGATTAGTTTGTTTCCTTTTAGCCTGACGTTCATAAGCCGAATTTTCCCTTCGCCTGTTCAATCTGCTCCTTACTTGGCTTCCTCCTCTCCGTCAGTTCAACCACAGGAGCCAATATCTCGTAGAGCTTGCTTCGGGCTTTGTTTCGGGCGCGAACTTCTTCTCCAGCCTGTTCATTGGTCATCCCATCAAGACCAGAGGTGGAGTCAAGTTCTTCAATTTTGCTCGTAATGTATTCGGTGAACTCAATGAAAGCGGGGTACTCTTTCAGCTTTTTGATTAGTTCATCCGACATGATTCATTATAGCATTTACAGTCCAAAGTTTCTCCGCATGTCCTTTCTGCGTTGCTCCCGTTGGTGTTGCACCACTGCCTGCTGGTACTCATCTATCGGAGACTCTGCAATCTCGTTTTGCATGGCAAGGGCATCGGCTACATCGTCATGAGCGCCTTTGGGAAACACTTTCAGCTCATCCTCCAAGTCTTTGCATTCACCCTCAATATGGTAGATAGATCCACTTGCATACCTAGGAATAAGTCCTCGGATTCTTACTTCCTTTTGAGTGGAGGGTTGTTTGATTGGAATGATGTTGGGGAACTTGTTGCGCTTTCTACATTCATCCTTGTAGAAGGGGTCAACTGCTTTCAGATAGACCGTCTCTTCGATACCTATCTTCTCAAATCCTTCTTCATGGAGCCTGAAGATGTATTCTAAAAGTTCTTTGGAATCAAAGTGAACCCCTATGGCTTTTAAATTCCAGTTGTTTTGTTTGTCAACGTAGTTTCTGACAATGCCTGTATTGTCGTTCTCTGGGTTCTTGCCGCCCGGATCGATTGTCGCAAACTTGCGGGTGTCCAGTGCTTCTACTTCTGCCCATGATCTCGACCTAATCCAGTTATCCTTAAACTCCTGATTTTCTGAGGTTATTGGACTTCCTTGATAAAGAGCAGAAAACTCATATGGCCCTAGGGCGTTTTCGGTCCGCCTCAACTTTGGCACGGAGAATTTCTCGGGCCAGAGTGCCTCTCCCTTCTTTCGAAACTGTTCATCCTCGGTGGCAATTGCTGGGAAGTTGATTACTGTCCATTTGTCGTATTCTTCGACCTGATTCTTTTCGTCCTCTTCTTGCTTGTCCAGCAGCCTACCAACGAGATCATCGGTATGCCATCGCGTATTAATAACGATAATCGCGGTGTTACTTTCTTGCCTCGTGTAGAAAGTAGATCTGTACCAATCCCATCGCGATTCTCGGATTGTCTCTGATTCAGCCTCTTCCCTGTTTTTGAAGATGTCATCGACAATACCAATCTTGAAGCCTGTACCTGTAAACGCACCTCCTGCTCCGGCCGCCATGTACCCACCATCTTCATTGGTTTTCCAATAGCCTTTGGCTTTCGTGTCCTTTCGAAGTCTGGTCCTAAACACCTTCTGATAGCTGTCTGACTGCATCACATCCCTAGTGTTTTGCCCAAATTTAGTGGCTAGATCGCCGGAGTATGAAGCAACTGCTATTGGCCAATCAGGATGATGACCCAATGCCCATGCCGAAAAGAGCTGTGTTGAGGTGTAGCTCTTGCCATGTCGAGGAGGGCACTGGAGGATAATCCTTACATCCTTACCTTCCTCCACTCTCTCAAGTGAAGTCTGCAATATCCCCGCTACAGTTTCATGAAACCACGTATCTTGGTACTTCGGGTCAATGGCAATACAAAAATCAATCAGACTTTTCTTTGCCTGATGTATCACCATCGCCTCTGCCTCTTGCGGCGATGCGCTCGGCGATTCTGTCGATTTGGACATCACTGAAAGTGTCTATGGGCTTGTCGTCTGTGGTATGGTCGCTTCTCTCTTTCATCCCGTGGTTGTTCTGAAGGATCAGCTTAACGATAGTGGCATTGACTTCTTTGCCCCCATAGATACCATCGTCGATCAGTTGTTCCGCTTGGAGCGTGAGGATTGTGTCTAGAGCGTGAGCAAACTCTTTGTGTTTCTCAGCCCAATTGTATAGGGTCTTTCTAGCCACTCCGAGGAATCGAGCATAGCTTTCGATCTTGGGTAGGTGCATCTGCTCCCTGCCCGTTGTGGATAGATACGCATCAAGCTGCGTGGTAGCGTATTCTGGTTTGTAGTCTGTTGGTCGTCCTGCTTTTACCATAAGCGATATGCTTGCCCAATCGGGCTTTCCACAACGCTTATGTTAAGTATAGCACATGGTATACTGTAGTATGTTGATGACACTTGCAGGTACGTTTCTGCTTCTTATTCCTGCTATTGGTGTGATTTGGCTACTTCGAAGATTTGAGGGTTTTAAAAGACTCAGTGGTGATCGTCCTTGGTACAAGGATATCTGGAAGCCGATTGCATTTCTCTCTTTCCTGTCCCTACTCAAGACAATGCTTCATTACTGGCCGTAAAGACCTACCCCAAGAAGAGATGGATCAATTCCATACTTCTGCGCTAGACCTTGATAGTAGGCATCAATGGGAGCCTGTCGCTGTTGATAGGTCTGAAAGACTCTCCCAGCTTCGTTTTTAAAGGCAGCTCTTTGATTCTTGCTCAGTCTGTCCCCTTCAAGTGCTTTGTTGTACTGCTGTGTGATTCGCTCCGGTATGCCAGCTGTGTTTTCGGCCGTAGCAAACTCTCCTTCCCTGACTACACTTCCGGGGTCAAGCATTTTCATAAACCCGAAAATAAGTGATACATCTCCCGCTGCCGTGTCGGAGGTATTCACCACTTTGTCGTATGAGTTCACGATCTCGATCCAATTGTTCTCTTGAGTTCGTTTGAAGTACTCGGTTCGAAGCGAATCGGCAACTTGCATGGTTTCTGAGCTGACCGTTTGGGAGTCTGTCGCCAGCATGTCATAGACAGATCCAATTTCCTCAAGGTCTTTACTTGATGCTCCTTCGGACAAAGCAAGAGCCAACACCTGACGTTTCGTGAGACTGCCAAACGGATTTGTAGGCGATGGAGTTGCTGTGTTTACATTGGGTTGGATGTTGTTACTTGGACTAGCTGAGTTGGTTAGTGATGAGGTCACCTGAGTAACTTGCTCAATCTCCTCTTCCGTTAAGCCTTGTTCGCTAAGTGCGGCCGGTGACATAGCAGCGAGCCTTTGGATGTTTGGATTCTGCAATAAGTTCTGCTCGGGTAGGTCATCTGCTTTCATGCCGAGCTTCTTGAGAAGAGATGCTGACATGTCTCTAAATTTCTGTGTAAAACTCGCGGGTACTGAAGTTGCCATTACTCTTAGTACTGGCGGATTGAATCTAGCACTGGATAGTGGACCTGCTGCCTGATAGAGATTGCTTTCATCTACAAGATGACCCTTGACTTTCGGAGCTACTTCACCGATTGCGTTGTCAATGCTATCCCACGCTGCCATGATCACCTTTTCACGAGAATTAAGGGTCGTTCCGTTTTCAAGTTTCTTGAAGATACTGGCAGAGTCCTGATTAAGAACCTTTTTCATCTCCCTAAGTGTGGCAAGTGGAATGTCGTCAACTCCTGCCTTTAGAAGGTCTTGTCCAGTCTCAGCTCCCACATCTCCCGATGCGATCAAAAGATCATTCAAATAGCCGTTTATCTCATTAACAGCTTGTTTTTGGGTTAAGTCCTTGGTTCTCAGAGAGCCTTTGAGGTTTTTCATAAAGGCTTCTCTGATACTCTCCTTCGAAACTGCGATATCTGGATTCTCTTGAATGAATTTGGTTATCTTACCCTCAACCTTGCTCAAGGCTGGTTCCAGATTCTCATACTGTTGTTGGGCGGTTCCTTTAAAACCTAACTTATCAAGTGTTTTGTTGATGGCCTTTTCTTTGCCAGCTCCATACACCGAGGGTTTGACTTTAATTTTTCTTGTACCTTCAGCAATATCCTCGCTTGTCCTTACCAGCTTTCCCCCTTTACCCCTTGCCCAAGAAACCATACCGCCTACGCCTTCAACTACTCCGGCTGTTAATGCACCAGTCACTCCTGCTGTCGCTACAGAGTCAACGGTTGCATCCTCGCTGGAAAATTCAGCTAAAGCACCGGCTGCTGCCCCTGGAACAAATACTTTAGAGGCTAAGCTTGCGCCTCTGCCAAAAGGAATGGCGTAGGACATAGCTCCAGCAGTTGCTTTTGCACCTGTCAAAGCGATCTCGCCCCTGTTTTCAAGTTTTTCTTCGTCAACAAAGAAAGTTGCCTGTTCTTGAGAGAGCCTCTTGACTTCTTCATCAGATAGCTGCTCACCCAATATCAACTTTCTGAAAGTAGGGTCAGACGCATATCGACCAGTCTGTGCTCCTGCTTCGCCCAAGAACTTCAAGGCATCTACGCCCGGTTGAACAATCCCTTTTATCAGGCTAGAGATGAAACCGCCACCTTCCGACTCTTGTGTGGTTGAGGTTGTTGGTCCCGTTTTAGGTTGACTCCCTCCTGAATACGAGATGTCTACTGCGTTGGAAGTTCCTCCAAACTCTCGCGCCTTCTTCTCAATCTCAGAAGCTATTTGTTCATCAGTTAGACCAGCTTGTTTAGCTCGTCTGGTAAACTCCTGTAGTTGATTTTGACTTAATGCCATATGTTCATATTACACTATTTAGTTAGTTAATCTCCTCCAACCAGTTGACTTGAATTGCCATCTTGTTCCTGTACCATCTGTCCAGATCGTCCCGACTCCTCCTGCTGGGGTAAAGCTTGGTTTGCCTGCGTAAGTCCCAACAGAGGAGTTAAGAACCTCATTCCAAAGGAGATCCACATTCACTTGGTTCTGTGCTCCACTTCCAAGTCCTTCAACGTCATATCCATATTCAGTGAGCTTTGAAAGGAACGAACTAGAATCAAATCCGCTTCCACTTCCAGTGATCTGTTTTCTGTAATACTGTTTATTGCCTTTTGAGTCGGTGATCGTGATTAACTGATTACTTGGAACACTACTTGGATCAGTGATGGCTGAGTATCCACCGGTGGCCATCTGATTTGTTATTTCCATCACCTCACGGCGATACTGTGCCTGTTGAAGCTTCACATTGATCTGGTCGATGGAGTCGTTAAGTGATACTCCGGCTTCGCCCATCAAATAGGCGGTTTCGGGGTTAATCATCAGCTCTTTGACGTAATCGACTGTAGCCTCAGCTCGCTCAAGATCGCCCTTTAGAATGTTGGTCTGCTCTTGCGCGATTCGCTTTGAGTCTTCGTCAAGAGAAATAATGTCACGATTGGTGAGATTTAGAACCGTTTCGTAATACGCAAGCTGATCCAATCTGTCTTGGGTGATTGCATTTATCGACCTATCTATCATGTTGTAGGCTTGACCGATCTGTCCGTTTCGGGCGTTGATGACAGCCTCGATGACACCTGCTCGTGCTGCCACATCATTCATTGTTTTTTGTATTCGGGGATTCCT